ATCAAACTAATAATAATGATAAGGTTGTTATAAGTGAAAATTCTTTTGAGGTGTTTGATAACAACAATGCTGTAGCTTCATTCGGAGCAAATACAGTCATTGAGGGTGGAACAATCACTCTTAGAAACACTAATAACAACAATGATAAAGTTGTAATAAGTGAAGATAAATTCCAAGTTTTCGATAACAGCACAGATGTGGCATCATTTGGAGCAATAACAAGAATTGGTGATGTGGCGAATGAACATATCTCAATGAGTAATGCAGGTGTTACAGTCAAAGATGGAACAACTCAATTAGCTAGTTTTGCTGCTACAACAACAATTGGTGATACAAGTGGTGAACACATATCAATAAGTTCTGATGCATTTGAAGTAAAAACAAGTTCAACAAATACAGTCTTATCTGCATCATCCGCTGGATTAGAAATGTCAGGTTCAATCGTAGCTAAAAACGGTGAAATCGGTGATTTCTTTATGAGTGAAGGTTCACTTTATCGTGGAAATGCCAGTCTTACTAGCGATGATGTTAATTTTGTAATTGATAGCACTGGTATAAAATTAGGAACTACTACACAATCTGGTGGATTGTCAATGAGTTTGACCGAAGGTGATGGGTTTTTTGTGGGTACTACTGGTGATTTGAAAATAGGTAAAAAATTCGGAGCCGGAATAAAGTTTGACATTTCGGAGTCAGAACTCACAATTAGTTCAAGTAATTTTAATTTGACAGCCGAAGGTAATGTTACCATGAGTGGTGATGTAAGTGCTAGAAAAGGAACATTTAGAGATATTGCAGTTATGGGAGCTTTAGTTCCTAATTTAAGCGGTAGTGGTTCATTGAATTTTGTCGAGACATGGGCTCCAATAAATATCGACAACACTGGTAATACAAGTGGTCATGTATCAACAGTAAGTGGAGAAAGTGCTGGATTGCTATTAAATTCTATTACCGGCTCAACATGGTCTTTTAGACCAGATAATGACAACCTTGATACACCCGTTACTTTCACAGATGGAAAAACAGCAGACGAAGCTACTTTAGGTTTTTTGGAGTCCTCTGGTGAATCAGGTGAATCAAGTGCTGCTCCCGATCCATTAAAAAAGGATTTTAGAGCCACATGGGAATTGGAAGGTCAAACCGAAGGCCCTAGTGATAGAGATAAAAGAGGACTCTATGATGCTATCTATTTAAAAAATGAAAAAACTGGTACCTTTGGTATAAAAGGTGGTGTACCAAAAATAGGTATTAATTGGGCACAACCACATGATGGTGGAAGTATTAAAGAAAATTTTGTTGAATTGACCAGTGGTGTAATTGGTTTACCGTTGAGACAAGATGATATATTTGAATGCATTTTGGAATTTTCATCTAGAGATGTCGGAAGTTTCGGTGGGTTTCATAGTAATTTTCAATTTCAAGTCTATGAAGATGATGGTACATTATTATACACCGAGGTCAAACAACATTCAGGTAGAATTAGTAAATGGACTAATTGGTCGATTCCACTTGTCGAGTCAGCCGGATTAGTTAGTTTAGCAAGTGCTGGTTCTAGTGCGGGAGCAGCCTTTGATATTAAAGATAAAATTTATTTCAAAATGAAAATTGGTTTCTTCACAGCTACTGATGGTTCAATTGGTAATTCAACTAATGGTGGTGGAACATTTCATGGTTCAGCAATTACAGAAATGAGAATGAGGAGATCTCCTTTTATACCTCAACTCGATTTACAAACATTAACCATTGATAAAATTAGAAATAGAGTCATTGAATCAGCTATCAATATTGAGGACAATACTAATTTTACTGGAACAACAAATACTGTGACAGGTATAGTTGACATAACAGGCACAACTGATGCTACTGATGCCACTGGTGATACAGGTATTTTAAGAGTTGAGGGTGGAGCAAGTATTGCCAAAAAGGTTTTTGTAGGCACCGATTTGAGTGTGGGTGGTCACATGACTGGTGGTGGACTAAGAGGTTATTTTGCCTTCGGTGAAGGAGCAACTTTCCAATCAACTCAATATTTAAGTGGGCCAGATGGAGCTACTCATACTAGTGCTTTAGGTTATAATATGCCAAGAGCAGGTAGTATCACAGCTGTAGGCGTTTGTTCTAATTTTTCATCTGTATCGGATTCTTCAGGCCCCGACTTTCTAAAGAGTCATGTTGTAGGAAAGATTCAAATAGACGGAACTGATAAAATTTCAGCTACAATAGAAGGATCAGCTGATGGTACTGATAATTATATTTCTGGCCAAAAAGATCTTAGAACTACTCAGTCTATAGGAACGGATACATTTTCAGCAGGAGAGAACCTCATGGTTCAAATAGTAATTACAAATTTTACACAATCCGGAACAAGTTCAACATCAATCACAGATGTTACCGTCATCGTAGAGTGTACTTTTGACGCTTAACATAGGAGTAAAAAATGCAATTCAATATTAAAAATTTACAATTAGATACCTTTCAGACAGCATCTTGGTCTACATCTTTATCTAATGTAGTTGGTGTTGTAGAATATGAATTCACAGAAACAGTAGGAAGTGAAACAATAACAAGAAATTTTTTTCAACCTATGGAATTCAGAGGTTGGGATAGTTCATCATTTATCGAGTATAATAATTTAACTGAAGAACAAGTTAAGTCTTGGGTTACGAGTTCGTTTGAAAGTAGAAAAACAGAAGTATGGACAATGGAAACCAATACACATCATCCAACTGGTTCTTGGAATGAATACTTGAGTTCAATGAGTTCATCTCTTTACAATCAAATATCAGGCAGTAAATTACCGTGGTAAATAAAATAAAAGGAGAAAAAATATGTTAACAACATTTGACGAAATAATAGAAATTACTTTACATCATGAAGGTGGATATGTTCACGACCCGAATGATTTAGGCGGCGAAACTAATTTTGGTATTGCTAAACGATTTTATCCAGACGAAGATATTAAAAATCTAACGAAAGATAGAGCTAAAGATATTTATAAACAAGACTATTGGGATAAAAACAAAGTAGATGAAATGCCCAACCAAATCAAACACATATATTTTGATATGTGTGTGAATCAAGGAAAAGGCACAGCTGTAAAAATACTACAACGAGCTTGTAATGCAAAAGGAGCCAACTTGAAAGTTGATGGTGGATTAGGCCCCATGACTTTGGGAGCCATAAGTGATAAAAATCCATCACTAGACAGAGTTCGTTGTTATAGATTGAAACATTACTACGATTTAGTCAATAGAAAACCAGAACAAGAAAGGTTCTTGTTTGGTTGGTATCGGAGAACATTGGAAGTTTAATGAATAAATTAACAAAGTATTTAGTAGAACCATTTTTATTGGATGAGGGTGTAAACGATCCAGGTATTTTGAAAGCTGTTTTTTTAGCTGGAGGCCCTGGTAGTGGTAAGTCTTATGTGGCAGGTGGTATATTTGGAATTCCAAGTAAGGTCAATGTTTCTGCCTATGGATTAAAACTTGTCAATCAAGATAAAGAATTAGTTCGTATGTTAAAGAAGTATGGATTCGGCACAGACTTAGATAATATGCCCGATGAATTATTCAGACAATTAACAGATCCGGATTATAGTGATTATAGTGGATTCCGAAGTAGAGCTAAAGAATTGACAGCCTCTCGTAAAAAATTATACATGGATGGTAGATTGGGTATGATAATAGATGGAACAGGTCACAAGTATAATAAAATACGAGAACAAAAAATGGAATTGGAAGAAATAGGTTATGATTGTTACATGGTATTCGTACATACTGATTTAGATATAGCTCAAAAACGAAATATGGAAAGACCTCGTAAATTAAGTCCTGAGCTTGTAGAAAGAAGTTGGAAAGACGTTCAAAAAAATAAAGAAGCCTTTCAAGGACTATTCGGTAATATGAACTTTATCATGGTTAATAATAATGATTTTTTAAGTGAGAAAGCAGCTACTCAAAAATTCAATATGTTGGTGAAAAAGGGTATTGGTTCATTTATTAAAAAACCTGTGAGAAATTATCGTGGAAAAAAGTGGATTGACAAACAAAAGATATTAAAAGAAAAAATCAAAATAGATGTGAGTGTTGGTGACACGATATTAACAGGTAGATTTAAAAATAAAAAAGTCAAAGTAAAGAATATCGGAAGAGATAAATATGGTATGCCAACTATCAATGGAAAAAAAGTAGTTACTTTTAGAAAAGGAGCTGACAGAGATTTTTTAAAAAGTATTGAAGAAGAACCGAGAGTACCTCGTAAGAAAGGACAACATCGTGGTTCAAAATCTCATTCAGATTTATACACAGATGAAAATCCAAAAGGAACAATCAAAGGATTGAAGTTTGCCACAGTCAAAGATGCTAAGGCTTCTGTAAACAAAATAAAAAATAGTGGTAAATCACATGCTCACAAAATACAAGCAGCAGTTGCTATGGAACAGCGGGCAAGGGAGATGGGTAAAACTTCACAAGCAGCTGTTTATCGTGCTTACATCAATAAAATGAAAAAGAAAACCAAAAAGAAAAATGAAACTAGTGTACCATCACCAAGTCGTAAAATGGTAAATAAAATGAAAAAACGAGGTAACACTTCAGTTCCTTATGGTAGTGGTTATAAAAAAGTAAATGAACAAAAACAAATTAAAAAAACCATTGGTGTATTCGGTGGTAGATTTCAACCATTTCATTCAGGTCACTTAGCTACTTACAAGTGGTTATCCAAACAAGTAGACGAAGCTTATATCACAACATCTAATATAAAACAACCACCACGGCATCCTATGAACTTCAAAGAAAAAGTCAGACATATGGTCAAGATGGGAATTCCAAAAAATCGAATAGTTCAAGAAACAACACCATATGTTGCTAAGAACTTACTTAAAAAATTTAATCCAGATACTACTGCAGTGGTATATGCTTTCGGTACAAAAGATGCTGGTAGATTAAAAGCAGGTAGAAAGAAAACTGGTGAGAAAACCTATTATCAAGATTACAAAACCAGTAAGGGTGATATAAAAGGATTTGAAGAACATGGATACTTTGTTACTGCTCCACAGTTTGGTAAAGTGAGCGGTACGCAAATGAGACAACTTTTAGGAAGTCCAACAGTCAATGATAAAGAAAGAGAGAAATCTTTCAAAAAATCATTTGGTTATTTTGACAAAGGTATCTATAATATGATGACTAATAAATTTAAAAAACTGTTCGAGGAATTTAAACTTAGTAATGAATTAATCGAAGAATTTATTTTAGAAAGCACCACACAACTATCCCCAACAGATGATGGCCCACCCACTTTTTATAAGGGGTTTAGTGATTATAGGAAATTTTCTAAAAAATGGTTAGATAGTATGTATAGTGGAGCAGGTTGGAAAGTTGTTCAATATATGTTAGGTAAACATGCAGTGAATCCAGATTACGACTACACTTTAAAGTATAACACAGTACCTGCTGTGGCCTATGGAAGAAAACAATCAGGAGATTATGGTACGAGATTTGGAGTTGACAATCCGATTAAATCCTACAAGGACTATATCGATGGGACTGTATTGAAAAATCTTGGATATGAATTAGTAAAATGGATGGGTATTACGCCAGACGGTAAGAATTATACTGGTGTTGAGGTTGAAACTCCAGTAGTACCAGGTGTTGGTGATGATAACGTTGGAAATACAGAGAAGAAAAAACTAAGTATTAAGGAACGATTGGATTTAACTGAAGAGGTCAAACTATTAACAGAGGGTGGAGCTTACGGACATTTGAATCACCCTTTTGATGATAAAAATCTTACATTTTCAGATTTCAAGACACTAATTATAAATACACTTCAAGGTAATCTTGATAGTGAAGGAGCAGTTACAGAAAAAACAGATGGTCAAAATATAATGATAAGTTGGAAAAATGACAAACTTGTGGCTGCTCGAAATAAAGGACATATTAAAAATCATGGAGCTAATGCTTTAAGTATAAGTGGTGTTAAAAATATGTTTGCTGGTAGAGGTGAAATAGAAAAAGCATTCGTCTCAGCTATGCAAGATTTACAAAAAGCTATAAAGGGTTTAAGTAAAAAACAAAAAGATAAAATATTTGATGAAGGTAAAAAATTTATGTCGTTGGAAGTTATATATCCAAAGACAGCAAATGTAATCCCATATGACAAATCACTTTTACAATTTCATGGAACAATTGAATACGATTCTGCTGGTTCTCCTATTGGTGAGGACAGAGGAAGTGCTAGAATGTTGGCTGGTATGATTAAACAAATAAATCAAGATATACAAAAAACATATAGTATTACAAAACCATTTGTAACTAATTTACCTAAAGTAAAAGACTTTAGTAGACGACAAAGTTATTTTTTAGGAAAACTTAACAAATTAAAAAATGAATATAAACTAAAAGATACTGATACTCTTGCTGATTACCATCAGGCTTATTGGATGGAATACATTTTTAATGCTGGTAAACAATTTAAGTATCACGTGCCTAATAAAATTTTAGTAAAACTAGTTAGGAGATGGGCGTTCTTTGATAAATCATACAAAATCCCACAAATAAGAAAAGATTTACAAGATTATCCTAAGTTTTTAAATTGGGTTTTGAGAACTGATAAAGTTGACCATGCTAAATTACAAAAAAAACATATAAGGGATTGGGAAGTTTTGTTTTTTGAATTGGGAGCTGAAATACTTTCCAACCTTAGTGATTTCATAGCGGCAAACCCAAATAAAGCAGCTCAACAAATTCGTAAAGATTTACAAAAAGCTATCAATCAAGTTAGGACATCTAAAAATCCAAAAGTATTAAACACATTAAAAACCCAACTAGATAGATTAAATGCCATCGGTGGTTTGAAATCTGTAGTACCGAGTGAAGGTATAACTTTTGTTTTCAAAGGTAAGTTATATAAATATACTGGAGCTTTCGCTCCAGCTAATCAAATATTAGGAATGTTAAAATTCGTATAGGAGTTATTATGGCAGGATATAGTAGAGACATAGAAAGACAAAATCGAGCGTTACAAAATATATTAGATGGTGGTAAACCTGAAAAACGTATTTTTATAACGAAAGAAGATTTAGAATATAAAAAAAGACAAAAAGAAAAAACAGAAGAAGAACGTAAGAGGATAGACAGAAAATTTGAGGCCACTAAAGAGGCAAGAATGCCTTGGTTTTGTCCAAAATGTGATAAGGTTATGAAGAAAAGACTCGATGATAAAATGTGGTTTTTACACGACCATTGTTTTGATTGTCAATTAAAAATTGAACATAAAATGAGAGTGGATGGCACATACGATGAATGGAAAGAGAAAAAGATAATAGCTAATAAATTAGCATGGATTCGTGACCAAAAAATCATGATTAAAGAATTTAAAGAACAAGATACACCTGAATTCTATCAACAATTCAGACCAGATGGACACTCTGTTGATAAGGAAAAATGGAATATTGATAAAACCACACTTATAGAACAAGCAGATGAGGCTTTGGAATTCCTAGAAAAAATGGAAGATTCTTTAAAATGATATATTTATTGTTAGGAAAATAGTAATGATTTCAGATAAAGATATATATGCTATAAGTGGTCGAGATTTAAAACAATTCATTCATATGATTAGTGATTTAAAAGACATCGCTATTGAGTATAGTGAGAAAAGTGATTTAGATGTAAGAGAGACAGAATTGTGTTTCGAGACATTTATAAATAATTTATTACACTCTCCAATATTCAAAAATGTTAGTGTATTAGATTTACAAGATGAATTTTCTTTTTATGAATTGTTAAAAAGTACTGGTTTATTTACAAAAACTTGGGGAAATAAAAAATTTTAAAAGGGAGAAATTAAATGGCAACAATAGTAAATGGTGCAAACGGAAGAACTGATGTGTCAAGCAGAGAAACTGTTTCAGCTAGCCTACAACAAGCAAAATTCAGTAGATTTGAAGTGCTTAGTGGTTCAGCTCATGGTGTAGATAGTATCTTGAGATTTACAGGTTCACTAACACCACCAGCTGGATTTATAATTGAGTCTGCTGGTAATAGTGTTATCTCGGCTTTAGATGGTGGAAATATAGCCGCTTCTGTTTTGAATACAAAAACACTCTATGAGGTTAGTGTATCTTCTGTGAGTGGTTCAGGACACATACATTTCGTATATTAATATGAATCGAAATCAAAACGGACAATTAAAAGATGTGATAAAACAAGAGTACATAAAATGTGCTTCTGATTGTATTTACTTCTTGAAGAAATATTGTTTTATACAACATCCAATGAAAGGTAAAATACCATTTCATTTGTATGATTTTCAAGAAAAAACGATAGAGGATTTTATTCAACATCGATTTAATATTATTCTTAAAGCAAGACAGTTGGGTATATCAACAATCACTGCTGGGTATTCCTTGTGGATGATGACATTTCATCAAGATAAAAACATTCTTGTTATAGCTACTAAACAAGACACAGCTAAAAATCTTGTAACCAAAGTTCGTGTGATGCATGCTAATCTCCCTAGTTGGTTAAAACAAAAATGTGTTGAAGATAATAAATTGTCATTAAGATATAAGAATGGTTCACAAATAAAAGCTGTATCAAGTGGTGAAGATAGCGGTCGTTCAGAAGCTCTATCATTATTGGTTCTTGATGAAGCAGCTTTTATTGAAAAAATTGATGGTATTTGGGCAGCTGCTTCACAGACACTATCTACTGGTGGACAATGTATCGCTCTATCTACTCCGAATGGTGTTGGTAATTGGTTTCATAGAACTTGGATGGATGCTGAAGATGGTTTAAATGATTTTAATTTTATCAGACTCAATTGGGATTTACATCCTGAAAGAAATCAAGATTGGAGAGATGAACAAGATAAATTATTAGGGCCCTCATTAGCTGCTCAAGAATGTGATTGTGATTTCATAACCTCTGGTCAATCTGTAGTGGATGGTATAATACTTGAAGAATATAGAACAACACAAGTAAAAGAACCAATAGAAAAAAGAGGAATTGATAGTAATCTTTGGGTGTGGGAGCCACCAAATTATACAAAAGATTATATAGTGTGTGCTGATGTTAGTCGTGGAGATTCAACCGACTACTCAGCATTCCATGTTATTGAAATAGAAAGTCTCGAACAAGTAGCAGAATATAAAGGAAGAATGTCCACTAGAGACTATGGAAACTTACTTGTGAACATATCAGTAGAGTATAATAATGCTTTACTAGTAATTGAGAATAATAATATAGGTTGGG